GCATCGTGATCTGCAAGGCTTCCTGCTCGATGCTGTCGTCGTGCAGCAGCCGCTTGAAGACCGAGGGCTTTTTGTTGGCCTTCTCGTTGGCAAGGCGGTTGAAGTCCCCGAAGGCGCCGTACCACTTGCCGATCTGACCAGCAACGTCCTGTATCTCGCGGCCCGTGGCGACAAGTTTCTTAACGGCTCCGAACGCAGCATTCGCCGCTGAGACTGCCGCGAGAATGCCAGTGATCGGCTCCATACACTACTTGTTCCCCTTCAAGAATTTCTCGCGCTCCTCAAGGAGTTTGACCTTGACCTGAAGGTCGTTGATGTCCTTGTAGATTTGCTCTTTCATAATCGCCCGACGCTCTGCGCTGATTGGGCTATCAGTCGGGACACCTTCCTTGGTGATGAGCGCGGGCATCTGCCCTTCGATCTTGGTCAGACGCTCAGAGAAAGATGCAACCTGCCCCAACAGCCAAGCAAGCGCAGCCACCACGATGGGGATGACTGCCTTGAGAACATCTGACCAAGCCATGATCAGGCGGGCTGCTCAGGCCACTGCACACTCCAAGGAAATCCAGGCTGCGCGGTAATGTCTCGCAACGCCTGACGGTGGGTTGCCCAAACAGCCTTATCCACCGGGGCGTCCGCCACTTGCGTCCAGTCCGTGTCCTTGAGTTCCTGATTGCGCTGCTCGCGCATGGACTTGGCTTGCTCGGCGTCCTTCGCGGCTCGCCATGCGGCCTCTTGCTCGGCGGCGGTTTGGGCGGGTCGGTTTTCTGTTGCGGGGCGGTCAGTAAAGATCGGGCCGAGCACATACTTGGTATACCACTTACCATCCGCGCCCTGCTCAACACCTTGACGCATGGAGAACTGATAAACAGTACCTCCGGTGGCCTGTGGACCTTCAAAGACCATGTCGGCACCAAGCGCCTCTAGCACCTCGTCTGTGGTGCGATCCCATGACGGTCCGTCGTTATCCTTGGCCCAACGCCGGAATTCTTCTTCCAACATCACTTGGCCTGTGGCCCTGATTCTGATTTCCATGATTGCCCCTTATGCGATAGCAAAGAAGAGATAGGTGCCGCCGTTGGCATTAAGACCAGCCGGTGCGGATGCAGTCAGTTTGAAGCCGGTGGGGTCGGTATCCACGTAGTTGGTGGTGTCCACCTCGGCTTCGGCGTCATTATTCAGGAAAAGATACGGATCGTTACTACTTGAGATTCCACGTGCGATATCGTAGACCCACCAATCACCCGTAGCATCCGTCCGTTTGATTAACACAAATCGAACACCGCTAGAAAATCCGCAGTTAATAGTTTGCGCTGCGCCTGTGCCAGTATAGGAACCAACTTTACTTACGCCAGGGCAAGAGGCAAACAAATAGACTACCCAAGTCTCCCCACTTTCTGCAAAAAATGCGTTGGTTGTAATTGCAGTGCTTGTCGGCGCGACCGTAAACGAAGTCGAATCCCCGCTTCTACTCGCCGTACTATTTAGTATTACATAGTTTTGGTACCAATTTGCGTTAGGGGATGTAATTGCGGTTGTATAGGTCCACCAAGACTGCGCGGCATTGCGCCGCTTAAAAATCATCATCTCAGGCATTACCCCAAGATTATGGTTTATGACAAATGGATATGATCCACCCCCGGTGTAACAGACTTGATCGAAGAAACTAGGCGCGCGCCTAAAATTCCAGGCCACCTGAGAAGTCCCAGAATTATTGTAGAGACCGTAATTTGTATACCTACCCGTCAATATCACGTCTTCATTACTAGCGAAACCAACTGAAGAAGGAGAGTACAGCGAGTTGAAGTTCTCTTCAGTTATATTAAGGCTTGGGTACAAAACCAAATTACGCCCACGTAGCCTGTCAAACGACTGCCGCGCCTGCCCTGTTGTAGCCCTACTTGTAATCCAAGACATGTCCGTTGGGAAATTGGGAGTTATGTTTTGAACAGTTGAACTATTTATGCTGTTCCCGGTATAAGTAATTGGGCTAAACACACGCGTACCATTCGTCGGAGTTTTCATCGGGCCGCGACGGATGGCGATGTAGATGAATTGTGTGCCGCTTGCCGGGTTCCAAGTAAAACCTGTGGCGTTTAGCGCAGGACCGCCCGTAACGCTTGTCTCAGAGCCGGGCGTGTTTAGTCTAAGGTATGAATCGTCACCACCAGTCGTCCACCCGCGCATGTTATCAATAACGATCCAGTCCCCAAAACCATCTGTGCGCTTAAACATCAGCCATTGGGGTTCCCAGCCCAGGTTCACCGTTATTGTTGAACCAGGACCAGCCCCAGTAAACGATCCGCACGAAATTACATTGTCTGTGCCGGATGCCCCAAAACCGCCCGCGTCGTGAGCGAAAAGGTAGGCTACGTAACTGACGCCAGAATCATTAAGCGTCAAAGCAGAAGCAACAGTAATTGTCGTGCTGGTAGCGCCCCACAAATCTGACACACTTGTTGTGGTGGGGTCTGAGGAGTTTACCCGCGCGTATGTTTTTAGTGGAGTCGCCGAGGCGGCTCTATGATAAGTCCACCAATCATTTGTAGCAGTAAAGGCTTTTGTGATGATGCAGCCGGGGACGGAGCCAAGATTATGGTTGATGGTCCTTGTAGAAGAGCCATCTCCCACCCATGTCACCACATCAAAGAACTTCGGCTGCTTTCGGAATGCCCATGAAGTGTAGGTCACCCCACTGGTGTTTGTCTGCGACGTGCCAAATGGGCCGGGTGACCATACCGTAAATCCGTTTTGATTGAAGCCCGCGAAATTAAAGTTTTGCTGCCGAGCACTGTCGGTGCTCATGGTCAGCGAAAAACCGCCATCAGGTTGTATTACATTATCTGTGTCAAAAGTGGACGTTCCGCCACTCCTGCCTTTGACAATTACCGCTCCGCCAAACTCCCCCAGATTGATGCCGTTGTTTATGCCTCTGTAAGTGCTGTCGCCAAGGTAGAGGAACGTGGAAAACACGTCCTCGATGTAAACGGGCGTGGCTGTGGAGCCGGTTAACCCAAACCCTTTTGCAGACGCAGCACCGCGAGTTTCAAGCAATGGCATGGTTGGTCCTTATGCAAACCGTGTTTGGGAAGCAAACACAGAGAACGTGGCGCTTCCGGTCTTGATGACCGTGTACGAGTAGATGTCCACGCTGCTTGCATTACCCGCTGCGGGAGCCGTGCCTCCTTGCCACCGGGTCGTCACCCCCGAGGTCGTACCATCCACCTGCACCGAGGTGTTGTAGTACGCCGTTGCGCCGTTGGTCACCAAGAACGCCACCGTCACGCTCTGGCCCGTGGCAAGCGCCGTGTTCAGACTCGTGCCGCTAGAAGCCCGCAGGTTGACCGTGAAGTTGCCTGATGCATTGGTCGTGTAGAACAGCACCGACTGGGTGGTCACGTCGTAGTTAATCGTACCCGTTGCGGCGGTGGCGCTAACGGTTACAACCTCTGCGGTATCGTTGAGGACCAGGGCCAGAGCACTGCTAGAGCCTTGAAGCGTCTGAGTGGCCGTGAAGGTGTTGGCGGCGTTGGTAACCGGGATGTTGGCTCCCGCCAACGTGGCTGCGCCCGTGCCGCCGTTAGCGATTGGCAGCGTACCCGTAACGGCAGTAGACAGACTGACGTTGGTAATCGTATTGCTCGTCCCGCTGATCGTCTTGTTGGTGACGGTGTTCGTGCTGTTGGCCGTCAGGACGTTGGTGGGCGTGATGATGCTAGAAAGGTTTGCCATGTCTTACTCCGGCTTGGTGGGCCACTGGACGTTCCAAGGGAACCCGGCTTGCGAGGTGATGTCCCGCAGAGCCTGACGGTACGCAGCCATATCAAAGTTCTGCGGCGTATTTGACTCCAAAGCCTTGATGACCGTCCAGTCTGTCTGCCCGAGTTTTTGGTTGCGATCAGCCCGAACAGCAGTAGCCTGCTCTGCATCCTTCATGGCCTTGTACGCGGCTTCCTGTTCTGCGGCGGTGGCTTCAGCGGTATCCGTGAAGATCGGGCCAAGGACATACTTGGTGTACCACTTGCCATCGACCTGCTCCACGCCTTGACGCATGGAGAACTGGTAGACCGTCCCGCCCGTGGCCTGTGGGCCTTCAAAGACGGGATCAGAGTCAAACATCTCGATGGCTTCGGGGCTGAGAGGCCCAACCGATTTTCCGTAGGTAACCGCCACCCACTTGATCCACTCGTGATCAAGAAGCACTTGGCCCGTGGCCCTGATTCTGATTTGCATGATTGCTCCTTATGCGATGGCAAGGAACAAATATGTTCCGCCGTTTGCGTTCAACTCCGCCGGGGCTGCTGCGGTGACCTGGAACCCCACACTGGTGGTGTCAACATAGTTGGTGCCCGTGACTTCAGCAGCCGTGGCGTTAATCAGCAAATAGGGATCGTTGCCGCTGCTGATACCACGCGCAGAATCGTAGACATACCAACCACCCGTGCTGTCCGTGCGCTTTATCAGAACGAACCTCGCCCCGCCCGTGAAGCCGCAGTTGATGGTCTGCAATGCGCCCGTGCCGGTGTATGTGCCGACCTTGCTTACGCCGGGGCAGGAAGCGAAGAGGTAGGCGACGTAGGTAGCGCCATTGATGGTTCCGGCAGTGCTGTCAAATGCGCCAATTGCATTCGTCAGCGTATAAAGCACCGCTTGCGTCTGACCTGTTGCCGCTGTTGAATTTAGCAACAACGTTTTGTCAACGGAGCCATCGACTGCATAAGCCGTGTACCACGCGCCACTTGAATTTCTCCGCTTTTGAATTACCAACTCAGGCTTTACACCAAGGTTATGGTATACGAATTGCGTGGTTGATCCGTCACCCGTATAGCAAGTTACATCACAAAAACTTGGGGCGCGCTGAAAATAGTATTGAATAAGTGAGCCGCCACTTGAATTTACAGATTTGCCACCACTATTATCGGCGCCAACTGTTACTCCCGTATTGGTAAATGCTGTAAACCACTCACCACTATAACTATTACTTTCGGCACTGGTAATGCTTTGCTGCCAAGTTAGCCAATTTACCGGCCCGCGCAACTTATCAACTACCGGCATATATTCCCCGGCAGTGCGATAAGCAGAAATTCCAATGTCTGGCGCAAATCCGGCTGTTACTGAAGCCGCCGCCCCGGTTCCTGTTCTTGCAACAGGACTAAACACACTCGTCCCCGTCGTCGGAGTTTTCATCGGGCCGCGACGGATGGCGATGTAGATATGGTCGCCGTTCCCTAAATATCCGTTTGTGGCAAACCCCGTAGAAGTTACGTTTACACCAACTCCTGAGCCTGTGCCAAACTCAGCGCCAGAATTATTTGCGTTAAGTACAGGTTGATTTCCAGATACTTGTAGACCCCGCATTGAATCAAACAAATCCCATGCTGAAACACTATTGGCACTTTTTATTAGTAGCCACTGCGGCTCGTAGCCAAGGTTTACAGTTGCAGCGTTTCCAGAAACCGTAAACGACCCACACGAAATCACATTGTCCGTACCCGTCAGGCCAAAGCCTCCTGCGTTGTGGGCGAACACATAAGCGACGTAAGTTTCGCCGTTGTCGTTAGCATCTGTGTTCCCACTGACGCTAAAAGTTGTACTTGTTACAGAAGCAAACCAATCGGCATCTGTTAGCACAGCAGAAGTTTGATTAAGGATTAGCCTTGCGCCAGTCCCAGTTGACCGGTGATACACAGACCAGTTACTACTTGCTCCGCTCGTGCGTTTTACGATAATGCAACCGGGGTCTGATCCAAGGCTGTGCGAAATATTTCTTGAGGTTGCACCATTCCCCGTATACGTCACCACATCAAAGAACTTAGGCTGCTCGCGGAATGTCCATGAGACAGCGTTATAGCCACTGTAGTAACCGCCCGCAGTAAACCCATTTGAGTTAAATGCGATTACATCATTTGATCTGACGAATTGAGCACTGGTTAAGTTTGAACTGACTGAATTGTTGGCACCACGAACCGTGTCGTACAGATTGTTATTTGATGTGAGGTTTCTACCCTTAGTCCAAACCAAACCGCCCTTACCCGCTAGATCAATCCCGTTAACAATGTTTTGGGTTGACGAAGTGCCGGTGTAGAGCCACGTCGAAAACACGTCCTCGATGTAGTTGGCAGCGGCACTTACACCAGTGCCGAGAAGGAGTTGCTGTTGGCCGCTCATGTCACGTTCCCGGTAACCACGCAGACGGTGCCGCTGATGAACAGGACCGTTGCCACACCCCGGCTTGCCAAAGTCATCGTGGCCTTGTCCGAGTCCGTTCCCGCGATGTAAGCCGTGGTGATGGAGCAGGTGATGGTCACAGTCCCCGTGGTGTTGTTGAAGATGCTCACCGCGTCGCCTGCGGCAAAGGTCGCATCAGGGATCGTGATGCTGCCACCCGAACCCACCTCCACAAACTCGCCCACATCCCCCACAGCCAAGGTGTAAGTGGTCGTCTTGGCCGAACCCGATTGCGGGATGTTTCGGAAACCGACCGTGTAGTCGCCGCCGGGATCAGGGAAGGTGACCGTCCGGCTTGCCGTCAAGGTTCCGGGGGTAAAAGTCAACCGATAAGAAGAAGAGCCTCCCGCACGCCCGCCAACAATGAAGCCGTCTTGCGTCGAAGTGCCCGTGCCAAACGTCTGCCCGGTGGAGTTATAGAAAGTGTTTGCGCCGGTGAAAGCATTGTTTCCAGGCTGCGTCGCAGCGTTGCCGCCGTTGCCACCGATCTGCGCGTACACCTCCCAGGTGGTGCCGTCGTAGACGAACTGAACACTGGCCCCAGTGATGTCGCAGACCAAGTTCTCAGCCAGTCCGCCGATGGTTGAGCCGTTGCGGGCAACCGTCAGGTTGTTGGTACCCCAGTTTGATCCCGCATCAGCCACGACAACCTGAGCCCCAGTAGAGGGCGTTGCAGGAAGCGTGATGGTAAACGCACCACCAGAGGTGTCAGCCAACGCACCTTGCTTGTCCGTCAGCGTGATCGGCGAGGTCGTGTAGATGTAGGTCAGACCACCGGCAGGCAGGACAGCCGAAGTCCAAGTGGTGCCGTTGGAGGTCAGGACATTGCCGTTGGTGCCGGGAGCGACAAACTGAACCGCGCTCGTTCCGTTGCCCAGGATGACGTTGTTAAGGGTGAGGGCTGTTGCACCCGTGCCGCCCTTCGCCACAGACAAAGTGCCTGTCAGTGAGTTGATGTTGGTGGTAGCAACGATCTCAAAATCAGAACCATTCCAAGCCACCAGGGCACACTGCGTTGCCGCAACCGTCACGCCGGTCGTCGGGCCAACCCCAACAATCTTTACGTCCTGCGATGTCGAAGTATTGTTGAGAAGCAGATAGACCTTGCTTGCCGCCGGAACGGTGATCGTCAAGGTGCTTGCCGGGTTTCCCGTGCAGTTGATAATTTGGTACTGGGAAGAACCAGTTGAGCCCGAGCCTGCCTGAGTCAGCGAAGACGCGGTGGTCTTGCTCAGGGTAACTGCCGTCTGGCTCCCGCTGATGGTCTGAGTACCGGCTACAGCGGCATCAAGGTACTGCGTGATGTAGTCATTGACCGTATCACCCCAGGTGCCGGACAGTTCACCCGTGACCGGGAGGGCAAGGCCTAGAAGGGAGGTGTATGAGGTGGGCATCTAATGCTCCTATTGCGTATTGATGATTGTCCAACCCGCGTTTTGCGTAGTAGATACCGCGCCCCAATTTGCATTTTGGTTGGTATTCACGACACTCCATCCGCGAATTAGAACAGTTCCGACAGCGCCAGTGCCCTGCACTCCAGTGACCGTGATACTGTCGTTGATTTTGAAGGCAACAGTGCCAACTTGTCCAGTCGCTGAAACCCCGGTAAGTCGCTTGATAGCATTGGCAACTGCGGTTCCAACTGCACCTGTACCAACAACCCCGGTCGGGGACACCCCGCCGTTGTAGACAAGAGTAACGGCACCGATTTGTCCGGTTCCGGCCACCCCGGTCGGGATGATGGTCTCGTCAACCTTGAAGGTGACACTACCAACGTTCCCTGTGCCAAGCACTCCGGCGGGTGTAAACGTAACCTCGGGGACCGTTGTGCCAACCGCACCTGTACCTTGAACCCCCGCAACCGTGATGGCTTTGCCAATCCGAATAAGCGGGGTGCCAACCGCACCAACACCCTCGACACCAATCGGGATGATGAAGTCATTGACGTTGACAAAGAAGTTGCCAATTTGCCCAACGCCCTGAACCCCTGTTGGCGTAAACGCCACCCCCGGGGTGACGGTGCCAATCTGGCCGTTTGCCGATACGCCGGTAAGCGTAAATTGGACTTGAGGCGTTGCGGTGCCAACTGCGCCGGTGCCTGAAACTCCTGTTGGGATGAACGTGACCGAAACGGAGAACGATACGGTGCCAACAGCACCCGTACCTTGGACGGAGATGCTGTTCTGGCCCCACGGGCCAGCGCCCCAGGTGTCGGCGCCCCAACCGGAAAGGGGAAAGACTGTGCCTTCCCCGCCCCAATTGTTAAAGCCCCAAGGGCGGTCGCCCCATCCGGTTGCCACGTCAACTCACTTACGCAATCCGAATGATGGCGGTGGCGGCTGCGGCTGCGGGGAACTGAATGGTAAAGTCACCAGACGACACTTGCTGATCTCCGCCAAACGACAGCACCGCGCAAGCGGGGTCACCCGCCGCTGTATCGTTATAGATGATCGCGCCAGACGTGGTAAACGTCGCCGAGGTCCAAGTGGTATCCGCGAAGTCACAGACTGCCGTGGTGCCGTCAGCAACCGGCGTAACCGAGGTCAGCGTGTTGCCGCCCGTGGTGTAGCCACTGCCGTTGGGCAGTTCATCGCTGTTGCCGGTCAAGTTGGTGTAACTCGTCGTGGCAGCGCCGTAGGTGCCGGTGACGGACGCAGTAGCCTTACCAAGAGCGATCTTGAAGGTGTTGCCCGTCGAGGCGGTGAAGTTGTGAACTGCCCTCAAGATTTCCACCTTGAAGGAGGTCGGCATTG